AATTCAGGTCCGTGGGGTCCTGATGTACAATCATTACATCAAGGTTAATAAACTAACGGGTAAGTATCCACTAATCCGCGAGGGGTCAAAGATCAAGTTCTTTTACCTCAAGATGCCCAATCCATTCAAGGAAAATGTCCTGGCTATTCCCGCGGACAGTCATCTACCACCGGAATTTAATCTCCAGGGTTACGTGGATTATAATGTACAATTCGAGAAAAGTTTTGTCTCTGGTCTAGATATTATGCTAGCTCCAATTGGGTGGCATTCAGAGGAGAAATCCTCACTAGACAGTTTCTTCGGATAATGGTTAAATGTAGTCCATTCAATCAAAACTACAATCACACGAAGGAAAATAAATGAGTTCACTATTAGATCGAATGAAGAGTGCCGGCACAATTAAAATGTCGTCTGTGCTATCAAAATCAGAATTCTTTACTGAGAAGGATCAGGTACAAACCCCATATCCAATTCTCAATATTGCTCTATCTGGTAAAGTAGATGGTGGTTTAACATCTGGGTTAACAATTTTAGCTGGTATGTCTAAACACTATAAATCATTGGCTGGATTAGTATTGGTCCAGTCTTATATGAAAAAATATAAAGATGCGGTTTGTCTGTTTTATGATTCGGAGTTTGGTGTTACCCCAGAGTATATTGAATCCAATGGCATTGATACTAATCGGGTTATCCATATTCCAATTGAGCACATTGAACAATTAAAGTTTGATATCTCCAGAAGATTAGATGAGATTAAACGTGGTGATAAGGTTATCATTTTTATTGACTCGGTGGGTAACCTAGCATCGAAAAAGGAATCCGAAGATGCTCTAGAGGGCAAATCTGTGGCAGACATGTCCCGTGCAAAGACATTAAAATCACTATTCCGTATTATCACACCACATCTGACAACGAAAGACATACCTTGTGTTGCTGTGAATCACATCTACATGTCACAAGAAACATATTCACGTGCAATCATGAGTGGCGGTTGTTTAGTTGAAGGGACACTTCTTCAAACACCTAATGGCCTCAAAGCTATCGAACAGTTTGTGGTTGGAGACACGGTCATTACAATGTCTGGGGAAAAAGAAGTAACTCATACTTGGAACCCAGATACACTCGAGAACGGCGAACCCGAGTGCTTCGAGATTGAGTTTGAAGACGGACTCAAAATCACGTGTTCAGAGAATCACCCATTCTTAGTAAATGGTGATTGGGTAGAAGCGAAAAACTTGGTTGTTGGTACAGACGCATTTGAAGTATCTGCGTAAAACATCTGAGACAAGAACTGGGGTTGTCAAGTCAGAAGAACACCGTCGTAAGATAGGCGAATCTGGAAAGGGTAAAGTTTCCCTGAAGAACGTTGAGACCGGTGAATCTGTTAGGGTCGATCGATCTGAATTATACAGATTCGATCCTAACATATGGAAGAATCCTTTTGTAATAGCTTGTAAAGAACAACCAAAATCAACTTGCCCTCATTGTGGCAAAACATCAAATAGCCCAGCAAATATGAAACGATGGCACTTTGATAAATGTAAGGAAAAGAAATGAAGATCTCTAAAATCACCAAAGTTGGTAAGAAAAAAGTTTATGATATCTCAGTTGAAGATGTTCAGCATTATGTATTGGAGAATGGTGTTGTGACTCATAACACCGGTCCGATGTACAGTAGCGATACTGTTATCATCTTTGGTAAATCTCAAGAGAAGGATGGAACCGAACTGATGGGGTGGACTTTCACTATGAATATTGAAAAATCGCGGCGCGTTAAAGAAAAATCAAAGTTACCATTTACAGTCATGTACGAGGGTGGGATTCAGAAGTGGTCTGGTATGCTAGAAATTGCACAGGATCTAGGTTTCGTCAAAAAGCCATCTAACGGCTGGTACTCACGTGTTGATATTGAGACAGGTGAGATTGAAGATAAGAAATTTCGGGAAAAGGATACACATACTGATTCTTTCTGGGTACCCATTATTGATAATGATAAATTTAAACGTGCGGTTGAGAGGAAGTATATGCTAGGGCAGAGTTCTATTATGTCAGATGCTTCAATCGATGAACAGCTAGAAGATGTCTAAGGTCAAGTTTTTCATTGATAAAACCACCACGTTACCAGGGGGATTTTATCCGGTCTTGATTCGTGGTGGCAAGTTCTCTGGTAAAGCTTTTGTGATCAATAATATCTCGTTTGGTCCCACCTCAGAGGTGGCCGTAGATTATTCTTTGGTCAAAGGTGTTATAATGGAACAAGACGCCGATGAACTTGGTCAGCTCATCGAAGATTATATTGAAGATATTCTAACCGCCGTGGTTGAAGGGAAAGAGATTGATAATTGAACGGGCTATTATTAACCATCTGGTTACTCTAGAGGAATATGCACGAAAGGTATTACCATTCATCGAACAGCCATATTTTGGCAATAAATCCGAGGCGGTTTTGATCGATGAAATTTCCTCATTCTATACCAAGTTCAATAGCCCCCCGACAAAGGGGGCACTTAGAATTCAATTAATACAACGGACAGACTTATCCGATTCTGAACTCACCTCTTCACTTGAGATTGTTGAGGCTATTGGTACTGAACCACCGGCAAATAAGGATTGGTTGATTGAACAGACCGAGCGGTTCTGTAAGGAAAAGAGTGTCTACAATGCTATTCTGAAGTCAATTAAAATTATCGAGGGTTCCGATCAGAAGTTATCACAAGATAGTATTCCAAAGTTACTACAGGATGCTTTATCTGTCTCATTTGACACTGCGGTCGGTCACTCATATGAAGATGATGCCGAATCTAGGTACGAGTTCTATACCAGAAAAGAGGAACGGATTCCATTTGATCTGAATATGCTGAACAGAGTAACCAAGGGTGGGCTGACTCGAAAATCATTGGCGCTTGTCGTTGCGGAATCTGGCGGAGGCAAAAGTCTATTTCTGTGTCATGCCGCGGCTTCCTATCTAGCCTCGGGTAAGAATGTGATGTACATCTCAATGGAAATGTCCGAGGAGAGGATTGCCGAACGGATTGATGCTAACCTAATGAACGTTAGTATTGATCAGTTAAGTAAAATGTCCAAGGATGAGTTCATGACCAAGATTGTGAAGATTACAAGTCGTAGCAATGGTAAATTGGTGGTCAAGGAGTATCCAACCGGGGCTGCACATTCTGGTCACTTTAGAGCACTGATTGAAGAACTGAAGATCAAGAGGAACTTCATACCCGATGTAATGATCGTTGACTACCTCGGTATCTGCACATCAGCCAGACTAAAACAAGGTAGTAATGTTAATACATACTCACTACTGAAGAGTGTCAGTGAAGAACTGCGGGCACTTGGTGTAGAATATAATATGCCGGTTCTATCTGCCATGCAGGTCAATAGGTCTGGCTTTGGTAACACAGAGCTTGAACTGTCGTCAATCAGTGAAAGTATTGCTACAGTGATGACTGCCGATCTTGTATTTTCAATCATTCGTACAGAAGAACTAGATGATCTAGGCCAGACAATGATCAAGATTCTCAAGAACCGGTACTCAGACATAGCAGCCAATAGGAAGTTTGTCGTTGGTATTGACCGGTCAAAGATGAAACTATATAACCTAGAGGAATCTGCTCAGCAAGGTCTGTCTGAATCGGGTTATCAACCACCCGTGGCTGAGACCAAGAAACCACAAAAAAGTTTTGATGACTTCAAATTTTAATCCTGGACGTGATATAATATGAATATGATCGATGACAGTCAAGAAATGCTGACCAAGTATGGTGTTTTAGATTGGGTGGAAACAGCACCCCCAGAGAAACTGCGACTACTATTGGACTTTAGATTAGCTATGCTAAACGAGGAACTTCAGGAGACATTCCAAGCAGTAGAGAACCGCGACCCGGAAGAAGTGGTCGATGGTCTGATTGACCTAATGGTTATTGCTATAGGTACGCTCAATATGTTTAGGGTCGATGTACAGCGAGCATGGGACGAAGTTCATACTGCGAATATGAACAAAGAGGTCGGTATAAAGCCATCTAGACCAAATCCAATGGGTCTTCCTGATTTAATTAAACCCAATGGCTGGGTCTCACCTTCTCATGCTAATAATCACGGACTGTTGACAGAAATTCTATGAAATACGATATCGAGAAACCAAAAATCCATCTGGTGCCATCAGATTCAATTATTGAGGCAGCGAGAGTGTTTGGGTTTGGCGCATCTAAGTATGGTGAGAATAATTGGCGAAAAGATTTGCACAAATATACATATAGCCGACACTATAGTTCAATACAACGTCATCTGTTAGCGTTTATTTCTGGTGAGGATAATGATCTAGAGTCGGGTCTCCCGCATTTATCACACGCACTGACACAGATGATGATTCTTATTCAGACAATAAAAGACGCGCCAGAGTGCGATGATCGTTGGAAAGGTGATGCATGATTCATAATAGAGTTAAAGATATTCGCACCGAGCTGATTAGACTTCACCAAGCTGGTCAATTTGTAATCGATAAAACTGGTGTTAAGGTGGTTGAGATTATAGGCGCATCATTTATCGCTGACGAAGACTGCATATTCGGTGAATTGAATCGCGATTACATTCATCGTGAAAAATTGTGGTATGAATCTCAATCACTAAATGTTAAAGATATCCCTGGTAAGACTCCAGCTATCTGGGAACAAGTCGCAGATAAAGATGGGTTCATTAATAGTAATTATGGGTGGTGTATCTATTCTGATGCAAATGGAAATCAATATCAGAATGTTTTAAGTGAACTGATTAAGTCCCCGTTTTCACGTCGTGCGACTATGATTTATAATCGGCCATCTATGCACACCGATTATAACAAAAGTGGCATGTCTGACTTCATGTGCACCTATGCTGTACAGTTTTTCATTCGTGACAATAAATTGTCGTGCTGTGTCTACATGCGTAGTAATGACGCGATCTTTGGTTACCGCAATGATTATGCCTGGCAACGATATGTTCAGCAAAAATTATTGAATGAACTTAATAATCGTGGAAGTAACTATGAATTGGGTAATATGTATTGGAGCGCCGCGAGTCTTCATGTATATGAACGGCACTTTAATTTGATTGGATAAGTTATGCAAAAAATCGCGATTATCATGGGAAGAGGTATTGAGGGATGCGGAGTGAGTAAGTTCACTTTAGAACAGATGAAATGGCTACAGAACAATGGATATACCGTAACTACATATGCAGCTATAGATAAAACTTGGTCTAGAAAAAACTCCCACGATACATCTAACATTATTAAGATAGAATTTGCAGATTCTCGTTCTGTTGATGAACTGATTGAAACCTGCAATACACATGACGTCATCATCATAAACAGTCTGCCAAGTGTTTCACACTCTACTGAAGTGGTGAACGGGTTTAAACGAATTTTAGATTCGCTCAAACCTCCTGTTGTTTTAATTCAACACGATCATTCATCTCATTCTATAAAGAGGAATACATTGATAGATGAAACTCTTAATGTTTCTAAGATGTGTTTTGTACATAGTAAATCAAATCCATTTTCTGAATATGTACAAAATACGAATGCTCTCGCTAGTTTATTTCAAGATACCGGTCCAGCGACGTTTGAGTTTCAACCTGGATTAGACTTCGATGGTGTTAAATCGAGATATTGGAAACCGATCGAAGAAACTGATCCAATTATGCACAAGTTCATAGGAAGAACCACACTGTGGAAAGGCGTCATTGAAATGATCAACTTCCATAACGAATATCTTAGACCGAATGGTTATATCTCTACACTAGAAGGACTTGAAAAATCTATAGCAATTGTAGATTTGGAAAAACGAATTGAGTTTAACCACTGTGATAAAAGACGTAATAATCAGTGTGAAGTTGTTGAATTGAAGCCACATCAGCTCGCATATGTTTTTGGCGAATATATTCATGATGCGCTATTACGCCGTATGTCTAAATGCGGCTTCGGATATCAATTATCTCTGTTACGCCCAGAGTTCATTAGTCGTAGCATCGAATATACTCATTGCGAGATTGCCGCGGTCGGTGCAGTCCCGGTGTTTAGAAAGGCATATGGAGATAGATGTACGCACCGTCAATTCGGCGACAAACTAACTGCATGTAAAAACACCGGCACGGTTTGGCTCGACGAATCTAATATGGGTTTGGCGTTTGATTTGATCACAAAATTAACAAGAGATCCTAGCATGAGAGATGAATATCGCCACCAAGCATTTGAATTTTATCGCGCACACCAAGATGCAGAACACACTTTCAAAGAAATGCACGACAAAATTCATACTCACCTGTTTACAGTATCTTAAGGATAAACTAAAATGAATAATAACTATACTTTGAACAATGGCATTTTTCTACCAACACGCAGAACACGAGGACGAATCCTTGTAGCTAGCTTATTATTCTGCTGGGGTCTAATTATCTTCATTGCTGGATGGGGAGATCCGGCAAATAGTCTTCATACAAGCCTAGCATCGTGGGCGTTTTTCTCGTGGATGGGAATGGTTGCAGCCTATGTCGGTGGTGCCAGCTGGGAGAATGTTAAGGTCATG